AGCCTCTACCGTTGGCGACGCCTACGCCGGACACCCACCGATGGGAACAAGAGTGAGGTGCAAACCAACTGGCGGCGGAGCCATAAATTACGAAGGCCGCTGGATACCCGCATGGAATAACATGGGCCGGGTTTTGCTGGATGACGGCCAGGTGAAGGTGTCTTCTACCTGCTATCTTGTTGTCATTTAACGATAAAGCTCAGTGGACGCCGCCACTGAAATAACAACAAAAACGGGTGCTTCCCGGCGTTCCACTGAAGCGCCTTGTTAAATGCGATTTTGGGTGCGATATGACTTGCATAGTTGGCCTGGTTGAAAATGGAAAAGTTTACATTGGTGGGGACTCTGCCGGGGTTTCTGGGTTCGATTTGAGAATCCGTCAAGACGACAAGGTTTTTGCTAAAAACGGAATGGTTTTTGGTTTTACCAGTTCGTTTAGAATGGGGCAAATACTGAGGTATAGTCTTTCTATCCCAGACCACGACCCAAGAACGGATGACTATGCCTATCTTTGCACTGATTTTGTTGACGCGCTGATCAAGTGTTTCAAAGAGAAAGAGTATGCCACAATAAAAAACAGCGAGGTGTCTGGAGGTATTTTTCTGGTCGGCTATAAAGGGAACCTGTACCGGATAGAGAGCGACTTCCAGGTGGGCAAAGTAAGGCAAAAATATGATGCCTGCGGTTGTGGTGAGAACTACGCCCTTGGTGCATTGCGGTCGCTTGAGGAAGCAGGCAAAGAGCCGATTGAGATCGTAGAGCATGCCCTGTCTGTGGCGGAATACTTTTCTGCCGGGGTAAGGGCACCCTTCACCGTAGTAAGCATTTAACAGTATTTTAACCGGGCCAGCTAAAAGCTGACCCGAAACTGACCGACGGCCCCTGGCTCCGGTTGAAAATTTGGTTATCTGGATTGGAGGAAGGAATTATGATCGAACTAGGTCAAGAAGCACGTGACAAAGTGACAGGCTTTGAAGGCATTCTGACTGCACGTCATCAGTATATTACCGGATGTGACCAGTACTCTATTTGCCCGACTGGCATCGACAAGGAAAACAAACTAAAGGAGACCTACGCCTTTGACGAAGGCCGGATTGAGATTACTGGCAAAGGGGTAACTGTGGCGGAGGTGCAAACTGAAAAGCGCGGCGGGCCACAACACCCCAGCACAAGTGTAAGATAACGCCAAGCTCACGGGAAGCAGGGGATAGAAGACATGCAACAAGCACCAGAAACACTTAACCCGCCACAAGCTCACACGCCGACCCTGCTTCCCGGTGAAGCGCCTGGTTGTGCCGGTTTTGATGATATTGTTGCCGCCATGGACAAAATATCTGATGCCCTGGAACTGGAGTCCATCCACTGGATTCGCGGCAAGGCTGGCCCGAACTGGTGCTATGGTTGCGGGAAGGCCATGGCAAAACATTTGCGGCGTCGGGCGACACGCAAAGAGAAAAGTGAGTACATCCTGGATGGGGGGTATCCCGCCGGGGATGAGGATGGATGCGCACACTGCGAAGGATGCGGCAAACTGCTGCACTACTCCCTGACAGATTGTGGGGTGGAAAATGAGTTGGGCCATTTTTTGGAACACTGGGATCCGCAGGGCAACATTGAACCTGAAACAGCCTATGAACTGGCTCGTGTTTTTGAGTACGGGCAGCATGTTGACGAATTTTTCGATGCCCTTGGTAGGTTGGCCGGTATGGTCCGGCGACAGATTGAGGCATAACGACCAAGCATAACCAGACCGCTGCTTTTGCGGTTCTGCGTTGATGCGCTTGTTGGGCGATTTTGCCCGGAACTTAACTTTGAAAGGACGTAAACATGAAAGTATTTCTTGGTGGCACCTGCAATGAATCGAAGTGGCGCAATTTGATTATTCCACACCTTGCGGTTGATTTCTTTAATCCGGTCGTTGCAGACTGGACTCCTGCCTGCATGGAAGAAGAGATCAGGCAGCGCGAGACATGCGATGTCGTTTTGTACACTATCACACCCAAAATGACGGGGACGTATTCTGTCGCTGAAGTCGTTGACGATAGCAACAAGCGCCCTCAGAAAACGGTTTTTATTTGTCTTAGAGAAGACGACGGGCTACGTTTTGACGATGGGCAATGGAAATCTCTTGGCGCGGTAGCCCAGATGGTAGAACGCAACGGTGGTGCCGTGTTCTCCGATTTAAAGAGCGCAGCCCTGGATATTAACGCCAGAGTATGACGCGGCCCAACAAGGGATTAACCAGAAAAAAAACTGGATAACTCCACTGATTGCGGATATATACGGTTAGCAAAATTGGTGCCGCACTGGTCGCCAAAAAATAGTCTTGCACCGCAGGACAAAATATGTTTTGTTTCGACATCCGCAATCGCGGAGGCTTTTCATCTCCTGGGCTGGTAATCCGGCAGATGCAAAATATACAAGAAGAGGTCAAGTTGCCTAAATCTCTGTTCAAAAATCAAAGTTCTGCCCATAAAAGCAATGGTTTAAGAAACCAAACGCCATGCCTTTTTCTCTTCTTGGGGGCTGGTGTTACCAGGTGCTTTTATGGGCAGAACTTTGGAGTTTGGGCCAGGTAAAGGATCGCAATATAAAATGGAAATGCTAAATATCCACGATTGGGACGAATGGCAATCGTACCGGAAAGACAGAGGGCAGCCGCCGTGGATAAAAATACACAGGGAGATAATGCGAAACTATAAGTGGGTTTCGCTATCTGACATGGAGCGGGGGCAACTCGTATCGTGTTGGTTGTTGGCTGCTGACCACAACGGAAGGATACCAGTGTGTCCAGATTTGTTACAAAAATTATGTTTCATGTCTGACAGGCCAAATGTTAATAAATTCATAGAGTTAGGTTTTTTTGACGCCAACGTGACGCCAACGTGACGCCAACGTGACGCCAACGTGACGCCAACGTGACGCCAACGTGACGCACCAGAGTAGATAAGAGGCAGAGAAGAGAAGAATAAAAGCTATGCGAAGCGAGCGCCGGGCACGGACATTTTCCCACGACCGGAAAAGATAAAAGATTGCTTGCCAGGAAAAAGATTATAAGAGGCCAAGGTTAAAAATCCTTTCTTCTGGCGAGCAAAAGTTGTAAAGTGCGCGTTCAAAAGCAGGGGATAGGTTATCGAGACCGAACGCGAGATTGAGCCCTCGTTTCCCCTTGCTCCTTTCAGCTCAAAACCTTTTGCTCAGGAGGTATCTTTGATGGACCAATTACCCGAAGTTTGGAAAGTAGTACCTGGATTTGAGAATTACAGCGTTTCGAATTGCGGCAGGGTACGGCGTGACGTGAAGACGTGGTCTCATGAGCCTAAAATCCTAAAGCCGTTCACTATCTCTGGCGGGTATCAGCAGATTCATTTATTTTGCGGAGGGGTCAGAAAAGCGTTTCGGGTCCATCGTCTGGTTTTGGCACTGTTTGACAGGCCGCCACAAGAGGGTGAGGAAGGGAACCACAAGGATGGGGACAAGAGCAAGAACGGAATATCGAACCTGGAATGGGTTTTCCCTAACGGCAACATGAAGCACGCCTATGATTCTGGGCTGCATAGCAGGCAGGTGGGTGACAAAAGCCACTTTGCAAAATTGTCGTTGCAGCAGGTGCGGGAAATTAGAGATAAGATGAGCGTCGGGGTGTTGACATGCATCTCAATAGCCAACGAATACGGAGTGTGTCGGTCAACTGTTTACCGCATCCGTGACGGGAAGAGCTGGTGTTGATATGGAGCTAAGAGCGCATCAAGTTGAAATAATCGAGAAGGCCCGAAAATCTATTTCTGACGGGACCAAGCGGCCCTTGCTGTTCGCGTGTTGTTCTTTCGGAAAAACGATTGTGGCGGGCGAAATAGCGCGGTTGGCTGTGGCAAAGAACAACAAAGTTCTGTTTATCGTTCACCGCCGATTGTTGGCATATCAAACGAAAGAAAAATTTGACGCCTACGGGTTGAGCAGCTCCATAATCATGGCCGGGGAGAAAACAGACTTTGGGTGCCCGGTGATGATAACCACGGTGCAGACATACCGGAACCGGCTGAAGCTCAAGCACCCATCAGCAAATATTTTTTTCCATGATGCCTCGGTAATTTTTGTCGATGAATGCCATTTGGCGATTGGCCCAACGTTCAAAGAGGTTTACGACTATTACCAAGGCAAGGTGATAATCGGACTCACGGGCAGCCCGGCGCGTGGTGATCAGCGTGGGCTCGGGGAAGTGTTCGAGTCAATCATCTCATCGACCAGCATTAAAGAGTTGACCGATCAAGGATACCTGGCCCCGGTTAGATATTTTGCGGCCCCTGCCCCAGATCTTACCAAAGTCAAAATGACCGCTGGAGATTACAACAAGAAAGAACTTGAAAAGGAGATGAACAAAACGCAACTGGTCGGGGATGTGGTCGAGAACTGGCAGCGGAGCGGGGAAGGGCGGCAAACGATAGTCTTTGCTTCTGGCGTGAAACATTCAATTCATCTGCGAGATGAGTTCATAAAAATTGGGGTGGCGGCAGAACACCTGGACGCCAACTCTCCACACGATGAGAGAATGGAAGTATTGCGGCAATTCAGGCTTGGAAATATCACCGTAGTCTGTAACTGCCAGTTATTTACCGAAGGGTATGACGCCGACTTCGTGTCATGCATAGCGATTGCCAGGCCGACAAAGAGCCTTCCGCTATGGATTCAGATGGCCGGGAGAGGGCAAAGGATATGTGACGGAAAAGTTGATTGCATCCTGTTGGATTTCGGGGGGAACATTGAGCGCCACGGATTCCTCACTGACGATATTGAGTGGTCTTTAGATGGCAAAGAAAGGGCCTGGAAAAAGAAAGAACCCGAGCCAAAAGAGCCAAAAACGGTAAAATGTACCGTATGCCATGCCGTTTTCGAGGGTGTCGACCGGTGCCCAGATTGCAATTCACCGGTGCAAAAGTTTGGCAAAAAAATCGAAGTGGTTGCCGCGGACCTGGAAGAGGTGGGCGGCAAGAGAAAAATGGATGCCGTAGAACGTCGGCGCTTTCTGGGGATGCTGCTCCATGTCCAGCGGGCCAAGGGGTACAAGCAGGGATGGGTTAGCTGGAAGTACAAAGAAAAAACAGGTGTTTTTCCGAAAAGCCTTGATCTTGTGGCACCAATCCCGCCGGATGAACAGTTTTCGAAATACCTGCAACACTTGAATATCAAGGCCGCAAAGTCAAAGCAAAAGCAGAATAGCCAGTTCCAGCCCGGAATGTCGCAAATCGACAGATATAAGGCGTATTTATGAGGGCTGAAGATGCGATAGGCCGGTGGCCGGGCATTTTTGAAAGTCTTGCGATCACCGTAGGAGATGGGCGGCATATCGCATGTCCGATATGCGGGAAGAAATCGTTTAGATTTGACGACAAAGACGGGCGCGGGAGTTGGATTTGTACGCACGGCAGCGGCGATGGCTGGGCGCTTGTCCAGGCGGTTCTTGGCTGCGACTTTAAAGGCTCCCTGGCACAAGTCGGCCCGATTATTGGCACTGTAACCCCTACGGCGGTATGCAAAGAAGAATTTGCAAGCCCGGAAGTACTGCGGAAGATGTTTTTGGAATCGGTCAAGGCCAGCAAAGATAACCTCGTCGGGGCGTACCTAAAGCACCGTGGGCTTACCGTGGTCCCCGAAATTTTGAGGTATCACAAGGGGTGCTGGGAAAGCGAGACGAAACAGAATCACCCGGCAATGCTGGCCGTTGTCACCCTGCCAGACGGACAGGCCAGCACGATGCACCGGACGTATTTGTCCAGAAACGGGGAGAAATTGAAAGGAGTTGATTGCCCCAAAAAGATGATGCCGGGGGTGAAGAAATCAACCGGCGGCGCTATCCGGCTTTTCCCCCCAACTGCGGACGGAGTAATCGGCCTAGCTGAAGGGATTGAGACGGCGATTGCCTGCTATGAGCACCACGGGATACCGACATGGGCGGCGGTGTCTGCCGGGATGATGGCGGCGTTTATCCCGCCGGTTGGGGTTAAAAAGGTGTGGATTTTTGGGGACAACGACTCTCATAAATCATTTGCCGGGGAAGCGGCGGCATACTCGTTGGCCAAGCGGCTGGTGGAGCAAAAAAAGATGCCGGTTGAGGTTGCTATTCCTGGCAGGCCAGGGGACTGGCTGGATGAGTTGGAAATGCGTAAATGTTTGAGGTGATTGGTGGACCCGTCTCGACGAGGTACGGCAGGATGGATAGCGACCGTGATGCGCCCGTTTCGAAAATAGCTAAAGGCCTCTGGACTGCAAGGCGTTACCGTGCTGCTGGGGTTTGACGCCGGGGAACCTGGCCGGAAGTCGCGGGCGCTGAAATACGCCAGCGGATACGACAAGGTTTTCCCTTTGATCGAGTGGCAGTGGAGCCGTGAACGGTGCATTGAGGCCATTGATCGCGCTGGCCTGCCACGGCCAGGGAAGTTTCGGCAGAGGAACGCTGCCTAAATTAAACCGTCGCCGCCGGGGGTGATGGCTTAAAAATCCGGCGCGAAGGCCTTGATGTCCACGTTGATGCGCTTGTTAGATTTTACGGCACCGGCCAAGGGCAGCGGCCCGAATAAAAGAGGACACATCTTCTCCGGCCTGCTCTGCCCCGGCCTTCACCGTCTCAATTTCTGCCTCAGTCCAGCGGATTTTTATGGCTACCCGCCGGGCGTTTTCTTTTAGAGAGCCAAGGGGCTTCCCTCGGCTCTTTTTGGTTTCCGTCATCGGATATCCTCACAAGTGTAAACCGCGTTGTCCCAGTTGATATTACCAAGGTCATCGCTATTAGCCTGTACCGCTACCGTGGACACGGTAAAGTGGATGCCGTAACGCTTACCATTTTCCTTGTCCACGACAGTCTCGCTATAGGAGTTGTATGCGTCGCTATAGGAGTTGTTGTACTCCACGTTGGCATTGTCCAGCTGGCGCAAGATGTCAGCCGGGATGTCGTCAGAGTCAATTTCGTTATCGTAAGACCCCTCTATGCAATCCGGGCCAGTATCCCCCTCCTCTATAATTTCGTAGGAAGGCCGGCCAGCCTCGCCATGGGAACAGTAGTAAGGCCCGTCACCTTGCATTTTATCTATCTCATCTTGTGCCTCTTCTTCCGTGTCAAATACCGCTATCTCATCGCGGTACTGAGGTTCCAAGTCTTCAACCTCTGAGATTGTAGCAAGGTGCGCCTGGGGTGCATTGATGGTGCCGCCGTAGTAATTGGGGGTGATTTTGATTTGGTAGCTCATGGTCGTTTCTCCTTGTTGGGTGGTTGGGATATTTCCCCTTGCTCTTGATTATACTGTACACCCAACTTAATCACATTGCAAGCGTTTTTTTTATTTATTTTGTACCCCTTGCTAAAGCCGCTCCCCGGATGAACGCACTTACAGATGCCGAAGCTGGAGCCCGGCTGTCATGCGCGGTAAACCAAAGAAAATCAGTTGACACAAAAATAATTTTATGGTTGATATGAGATATGGTCAATATCCATACCCACCATATCCCCAAAAGGCCTCTAGTCCGAGCGATTAGAGGCCTTTTTTTATCCATGAGGGCAACAAATATGCTGAAAACTACGGTGCCTACTCCCCGGCGCAAGAGGCGGTAATGGCTGGCAAAGGCAATAAAATCCTCCCCTCAACGGTGTTTAAGAAAGGGGAAAAAAGGCCAAATCAGGGCAAGCGCGGGCCATCCAAGACCCCTGCGGCCATCAAGGATATGATCCTCCAGGCCTTGGCCAACAAGGGCGGGGTGGCGTACCTGGAGCAGCAAGCCGACGACAACCCTGTTGCGTTTATGGGTCTGGTGGGCAAGGTCCTCCCGCTCCAGATCACCGGGGATCAGGCTAACCCTCTCGTGGTCGGGGTAGCTCTCACCGATGAGCAGCTGATGGCGATTGCGAGCGGAGGGCGCGTAAAATGATTACGCCTGGCATTTTTATTGCCGTATTTTCATGTGAGGTATTGCCAAAAGCCGCATTGAGACAAAAAAAGCGGCTAAAACTGGTATTTTTTGCATGAGCGCACCTCACCCCCTCACGGCACAACAGGCGGCATCCATCCTGCTGGAGCGCAAACGAGCTAGACAGGACCTGATGACGTTTGCCGCGAGGGTGCCGGTCCCCGGGTGCCCGATATCGGACGATGCTGACCCTGATGCAGTATTGCCGTTGGTCGAGTCGGCGCAGGCTGGCCACCACCAGTTGATCCTGGAGGCTATGCAGAGGGCAATGGATACCCGGCACGGTCGGCTAATGATAATGGCCCCGCCAGGATCGGCAAAATCCACCTACGCATCGGTGGTGGCCCCGGCGTGGTACCTGGGCCGGGAACCTAATCGCCGGGTAATCCTTACCAGCTACGGCGAGGATCTGGCTCGGCGACACGGGAGGAGGACGCGGCAGTTGCTGGGTAGCGATGAGGCCCAGGGGATACTACAGGCCCGCATCAAAAATGATAGCCGGGCGGCAGACGATTTTGCGTTGACCAACGGGTCCGAGTATATCGCCGTCGGCGTGCTGGCGGGGATAACTGGTACCAGGGCGCACGGGATTGTGATTGATGATCCTGTCAAGGGGCGGCAGGATGCCGACTCGCAGACCGTTCGCGACCGAGTGTGGGCAGCTTACCAGGATGATTTACTAACTCGGCTGATCCCCGGCGGGTGGGTAGTTGTGATTATGACTCGGTGGCATGAGGATGATCTCGCCGGCCGCATCCTGCCGGCTGATTGGGGTGGAGAGTCCGGCGCTATCGAGTGCAGGGATGGCAATGTGTGGGAGGTGCTGTGTCTCCAGGCTGAGTGTCAGCATCCGGCATCTGATCCGATGAGGCGCGCCGCGGGGGAAATGCTATGGCCCGAGTGGTTTAGTGATCGGCACTGGGGACAATTTAGGAGCAACCGACGCACATGGTCGAGCCTATACCAGCAACGGCCGGCGCCAGACGAGGGTATATTATTTCGCCGGGGCGATATGCCGATGTACTCCGCCCGGCCGCATATCCTGCGGATTATTGGGGCCTCTGATTATGCGGTTACCCCAGACGGTGGAGACTGGACAGAGCATGGTATCGCGGGGGTTGGTGAGGATGGGAGCATGTACCTGTTGGATTGGTGGCGGGGCCAAACAGGGCCGGAAATTTGGATAGAAAAAATGCTGGACATGGTCGCCGAATGGCGCCCGCTCTGCTGGTTTGGGGAGTCTGGGCCGATACGCCGATCAATTGAGGGAGCCCTGAAACGCCGGATGGCCGAGAGGCAATGCGCATGCCGGGTGGAGTGGATGGCGAGCGCCACCGACAAGGCTAGCCGGGCGCAATCAATTATCGGGCTGGCCGGCATGGGCCGGCTGTGGTGGCCCAACGGTAAGGGGTGGACGGCAGAGCTTCAGCGCCAGTGTCTGGTATTCCCGGCCGGCAACCCAGACGATGGGGTAGATGTGCTCTCGTTGTTGGGCAGGGGTATGGATATGTTAGGGGCGGCATTTGTTGCGCCCCCCGTTAAGCGCCCGCCGGTACTCAGGCCGCACGGGGCTAGGCCAATAGGATCAAGGAGATGAAAATGATACGAGCAATTTTGATGTTGTTGTTGATGTGCCCCTCCCTGGCACAGGCCGCGATGGTCTGCGTGGACGGCAAAGCGGACGGCACGGTCACCGCCGGGGCCTACTCCTCCAACCGGCAGGTTGTCCGCCTGTATGCGACCTGCACCCACAACACCACCCCGGGGACCGCAGTTGATACGCTGCCCACCAACATGCAGGCTGCGATTGACAATGGTTTTTATGTCTACCGTTTCTCAATCCTCCCAGGATCAACCGGCCCGACCGACAACAGCGACCTGCAAATCATGGATGGTGACGGGCTGACGATCATCGCCTCCGCCGGCAACGGCGCCAACGCCATTGACAACACGGCAAAAACCTCCGTGATTTACGGGGATGGGCCGACGCCGGGCAGTACTAATCATTATCCGTTGGGAGATGGTAGCCCGTGGACGATCACCGTAACCAACAATGCAGTAAATAACAGCTCCTGGACATTGGTCATGCAGGTGATGCGCGAGGGCGCGGCGAATCGATAACAGGTGACGATGATGAAAAAGCTACTTATTACAATGGTTTTATTTTGGTCAACTGTCTGTTTAGCGGGGCCTCCTCCATCGCCTCCCCAGCCAGGGGTTACGGTTGACGATTCCCCGGCAAACGGGGCTACGACTAATGCCGCGTCTTCCAATTGGGCCTATGATCACGGGGCCGCTGCCGACCCCCACGCTGGGTACATGCTGGAGAGCAACATTGGCACTGGAGCCAGCAACTATAATTCCGCTGTCTACAGCGATGCCAACTGCACAACCGTCGCCGCAAATAAAATATGCCTGAAACCAGACGGAACCCTATATGCCTATGATGGTTCAGAGACGCATTTCATCGGTGGGCCGAATACGATTGATGCCGCTGCCGACCCAGATGCCGACCGTGGAGCGTTCTGGGATGAGTCGGCGGGGTCTGGCGGGGCATGGGGGCTATGGACACCAGGCACATATCTCGCCTTTTCAACCACTACCTTTGATCTCACCACTACCGCCGCCTCCAAGCTCAACGAATACCACCAGACGGCCAACGTGCTGGCTCAAGACGTTTACGCCAATGCTGCCGGGGTGCTGGTGCTTGATCCGAAAACAACCAGGGCGATCACCATCAGCGAAATATACATTGCCATGGATGCCGACCCAACGGCGGAATTGACATTTACTTGTTATCAAAAAACGGCGGGGGTTGGTTATGCTGGTCCTACGACGATAGGCTCAGGGGACACCGCGGCCGGGACACTGGCCGTCAATAGTGGTTTCACTGACGCCACGGTGCCAGCAGGGTCAAAAATCTGGTGTGTGATTGGAGACGATCCTGACGACACTTCCACCGTGGAGTTGAGCGTTACTGGGAGTTTTGACTGATGAAGGCCTTGCCTACTGTATTTATTTGGTTGATGTTTTGTGGGCTCGCACAGGCAGGGAATGTGATTACGGCTTTTCATGTTGCTGGCGGCACTTCGGTAGGAACAACCACCACCCCAGTTGGGGCTAGGAGCATAGACAACACGACCTGGACCTATGCCTACAAGGTAAACGGCACTCCTGGGGCCAACGGAACATTGTCTGAGCTATGCATATACGTTCAGAGCGCCAGCGGTGCGGACCAGTTTAAATTGTCCTTGTACGCACATGATGCAGGAAACAACATGCCAGGGGCTGTTATTGCCAACGCCACGTCAGTCGAGGATACGATGACGGCGTCCATGGTGCTTCACTGCATAGCGATCGATTCGGCTACTCCGGCATCAATCGTGTCTGGGACTCAATATTGGGTAGCCTTGGAGCAATTGGCGGGCTACAACTCAGTCGGATCGTCTGGGTATGTGGGTGCTGGGGCCTGGGACACATCAATTAAAGTGCAGGCCGGCTCATACTCTTGGCCTGATTACGCAGGAACGGAGGACGCAGGTGACACAGATTACGAAGTTACTGCTTATTTTAAGTATCTCCCTTAGTTTCTGTTCTACGGCATACTGCTTTCCAGCTTTTCCGGGGGCTGAAGGGATGGGGGCGGCGGCGGTCGGCGGTCGAGGGGGCTCGGTCTGCATAGTGGACACCTTGTCTGATTCTGCTGGAGACGGGCAAACATTCCGCGAGTGCGTGGAATCCTCGGGGGCGCGGTACGTGACGTTTGAAGTCAGTGGGATCATCGATCTTGTAACTAATCTGACCTTCAGCGACCCTTACATCACCATTGCCGGGCAAACTTCCCCCGGCGGCGTAATGGTCACCGGCCGGCCAACTTACGTCAACACCCATGATGTGATCATCCAGCACATGAGATGGCGGACGGGCCAGCATAGATTGGTGGATAGTAATGATGCAGATGCCTATGGAGACGCCTTTGCTGTTATTGGCGATCAGTACAATATCTCAGTCCCAGCGTATAACATCATAATCGATCATTGCTCATTTGGATTTGGAGTTGATGAGGTTGTCAACGTCGCCTACAATGTCCAAGACACCACGTTCTCATGGTGCAAAATAACCCACGGAATTACATCTTCGATGCACCCAGAATCTCCACATAGTATGGGGTTCTTTGTATGGGGAAGCGTCGGCGGCGGGGTAGCTGCAAATCCAGCAGCCACGGTATCTTTGCACCATTCATTCTTAGGGTTTGCGGAAAACAGAATGCCAGAGAACAGCTATAATTCGTTCTTGGACAGTGTAAACAATGTGGTTTATTACTGGAATACCAGCGTTACCCATCAGGTGGAGCGGGTGAATGCCGACAATCATTCCTACGCCAATATCATCGGGTCCTATCGGAAAATAAATACTTCAGTTTCAACCGCCGGCACACGATCAGCTTTTGTGCTTGAGTACGCATCACTGGCCGAAGAGTCGATATATATGACCGGCGTTCTTGATGGTTACAGAGATTCACAGGTTGACCCCCAATGGTCGGCACAAGAGTATTGGCATGTGGATCAGTCGCTGTCAACTGACTGGCAGAAAGCCACTCCATGGGCCACAACTGGATATTCAGGAGATGGTATTCCGGTTGTTGCATCAACGATGGATGCGACTTACGCCTCTTCTGTAGTAGCTGACTCCGGGGCGACAAAATGCCAAAGCGACGCGACCTGTAGTGATTCTGTAGACTCGGGGTCCGTTTCTCATTATGAGGCGGGGACCGGGGCATATGTGACAGGGGCGGAGGTGGATTCGTTGGACGATACAATATGGCCGGAATTCCTTACCCCAGCAGCTCCAGCCGATACTGATAACGACGGGATGTCTGACGCATGGGAGACGTCAACTTTTGGTGACTTAGATCAGACAGCGACCGGGGATCAAGATGTTGATGGATATGATAACCTGGAGGAGTACATCCATTTTTTGGGGAATTATATCATCCCGGACACCACAGCACCAGTCACCACGGCCTCACCGGCAGCCGGAACCTATCACGCAACTCAATCAGTGGCCCTATCCTGCACCGACGCCGTAGGATGCACCGAAACCCTCTACTGTGCCGGGGCCGACTGTACTCCAGACACCACTTATACCGCGCCGGTCAGCACTGCGACCACCACGACCTATTGCTACGCCTCAACCGATGCCGCTGCCAATCCCGAAACGAAAACCTGCGGAACGTGGACGATTGAAACAGCGACGCTGAACCGGGTTCCGCAAATTGGCGGCAGATCGCTCATTATTGGCGGCCACACCGTGGCAATTGAAGCGAGTGAGTGAAAACATTATGGCTCTCGATTTACAAGAAATAAAAAGGTTGCACGACAAGGCTTATTCGGCTGGGCAGGTCACCAGAGAAAGGGCTGCTGATGACATGGTGTTTTATTTTATCACTCAGTGGGACGCACAACTACTAGACGATAGCCAGTTAGCCTACCGGGGGGAGTTCAACATCCTCAAAAAAGCCGGCCGGCAGATACTGTCCGACCTCGCGGAAAATCCGGTGCAGGTAGATTTCGAGCCAATTGACGAGACGCGGGACGATGCCGCCGAACTGCTCGATGGACTATACCGCACCGATGACAATTCAAATACCTCGCTCAACGCCTACGCCAACGCCATGCAGGAAACGGTTGTCTGCGGGGTTGGATCCTGGATGCTGTTTACCCGTTACGAGAGCAACCGGAGCGGCAACAAGCGGCAGGTGATCGACCGCTGGCCGATATACGAGGCCAACAACTGTGTGTATTGGGACCCCGGCGCCCGGCTGATGGACAAATCGGACGCGGATTACTGCTGCGTGCTGACCCCCTACACCGAGGACGGATATAAAAATCTCGTCAAGGAATTGACGGGGGAGGAGATTGACAATGTTGCCGAGTCGTTTAAAAACCCTGAGCAATCCTACACGTTCCCGTGGTACGCCAAGGGCAGGGCTGTTTATGTCGCCAAGTTCTACCACCGGGAAAAAGGAGAAGTCAAAATATTGACGATGCAAGACCCCTTTGGCCAGACGATGGAACTGGCAGAGTCGGACCTGTCCGAGGTCATGGACGACATGATTGACGAGGGGTACAGCGTCGAGAGTGAGCGGGTCATAGAGCGGTGGGAGGTGACGGAGTACATCTGTTCCGGGCGCGAAATCCTGGAGACAAAAGTGATCGCCGGGCAGCATATCCCCATCATCCCAGTCTACGGCGAGCGGGCCTATGTCGAGGGAGAGGAGCACTACGAGGGGGTAACCCGGCTAGCCAAAGATCCGCAGATGTTGCGTAATTTCCAGATGTCCTACCTCGCCGACATCGTGTCGCAGTCCCCGCGCGAAAAGCCAGTTTTCCTGCAAGAGCAAATCGCCGGGTTCGAGGATTATTACTCGCTCAATGGAGCTGATAACAACTACGCCTATGCCCTGCAAAACCGGAAAGCACTTGATGGTTCCGATTTGCCCATTGGCCCAGTGGCGACACTGCCGGCACCGAATGTGCCCCCGGCCCTAGCTGCATCGTTGGAGTTGTCCCGGCAGGCGGTGGAGGATGTGGCCAATCCTGGAGTGCCGCAAGACATCGCGGACCCTGATCTATCCGGCAAAGCGGTCCTGGCTTTGCAACGCCGGCTCGACATGCAGTCGATGGTCTACCAGGAGCACTACAAGCACGCAAAGCGCCGGGATGGCCAGATCTACGCCTCCATGGCGGCCGATGTCTACGATGTGCCGCGCAAGGTCAAGGTGACTCTCCCGGATGGCACGACAAAAGAGTCCATGGTGATGTCCACCGTGGTCGACCAGGAGACGGGGGACCTGGTGACGCTCAACGATTTAAGCAACGCCGAGTTCGAGGTCTACAGCCAGATAGGGGCCAGCTACAGCAGCAAAAAAGAGCAGACAATCGACCGGTTGCAAGACCTGATCCAGACCGTGCCCGAAGGTGACCCTCTACGCAAAGCATTGTACCTCAAGATGCTGACCCTGATGGATGGGGTTAATTTTGATGACATCCGGAAATACGCCAACATGCAACTGGTGATGGAAGGATTTAAGGAGCCGGAAACCGACGAAGAAATTAAGCTGCTCGAAGACTCCCAAAAAGAGCAAGCGCCAGACGCCGCCATGGTTTTGGCCATGGCCGAGGACAAGAAAGGGCAGGCCGAACTTCTGGAGCAGCAGCGCAAAGGGATTGAGATGCAGCTCAACGCCGCCGATGACAAATTACAACGGCTTATTGATGCGTTTGATTCGCAGACAAAGCGCATGGAGGCACAGGCCAGCATAGCACAGACCGGCGCGCTCATCGAAAATACGCGCATGGACTCATTTGCAAAGCACATCGACAACCAAGCTAAACTAATCCCGATCCGTAATCCATACGAGATGAGCACAGAGGAATTATTTTCTGAATTACAAGCTACCGGGTGACCGGATACCCTAGCCGGCGGGGAGTAAGCCGGTAACCCTAACTGGTGGGGAGTATGCCAGGATGCCGAACTGTAAGGAGAAAACAGGATGGAAGATCAAGAAGTAGTTGAGGAAGTGGTGGAAGAGCAAGAAGTAGTCGAAGAAGCGGTGGAAGGAGCCGATGGTCAGGGAGAGACCGACGAGGAGGCCGAGTATTGGCAAGGCATAGACAAGGGCGAAAGCACTGACGAGCCGATACCCGCCGAGACTCATATCCGCCTAAAGGATAAGCTAAAGGGGCGAATCAAGGAGCGGGATTCAGAAATTGATCAGCTACGTCGCGAGCTGGCAGAGCTGAAGGAAGGTAACAAGGTATCCCCGGCATCCCAGGTTAAACGCCCCCGGGAAGATGACTACAACACCACGGAAGAGTACGACGCCGCGCTTGATAGGTACGAGGAGCAACGGCTTTCCCAACTGGCCGGCAGGACAACGCAAGCCGAGCAAGCCAAGAAGACCGCAGAAGCACGAACCGCCGCCGTCGATACGCACTACAAACGAGCCGATGAGTTTGTGTCGAAATACGGCATTGCCCCGGAGAAGTACAAGGCCGCCGACGAAGCAATCCGAAAAGCGGTTGACGCCGTAATGCCCGGACAGGGGGAGGTTGTGACCGACCACCTTATCTCACTACTGGGAGAAGGATCAGAACGGGCGTTGTTCCGTGTTGGAGCCCGCCCGGAAGTGTTGCGAGAATTCCAGGCCCTGTTGGTCGAGGACAAAACCGGACTGAAAGCCGGGGTGTTCCTGGGTCGGCAACTGGAGCTCGTGACTAACCCAAAAAAAAGGACTACGAACGCCCCGCCGCCATCCCGCCAGCTAAAAGGAGATGCCGGGCCTAATGCGAACGCCGCCGCCCTGAAGAAAGTCTATCAGGAGGCCCACAAAAAAGGCGACACGCAGAAGGCCTATGCAGCCAAAAAACAAGCGAGATCGGCGGGAGTGAATGTGTCCGCATGGTAAATAAGGAGGTGCCACCATGGCATCATTGACCACCGGCAAAGTTGCCGAAGTAATGTTTGAAAAGTTTATTGAGACCTACGACCAGCAGACCGATTTGCTGGACAGGGTAAATTTCCACGAGCCCGACGGCGAGCAGATGCAACACAGCTCGAATGTCATCTGGACGCCAGTCCAGCAGCACGCCCCGGTTATTTCTGGATGGGACGTGAGCAACCAGGAGACTGGCATCATCCAGGAGACCTACCCGGCCGTACTGGGTACGCCATCCAATGACTGGGTTGAGCAGCGGGCGGATGATATGCGCACCGAACGGTTTTGGGCTGACCGTGCAGCAGTGTCTGCAAGGCGGCAGGCCATGCACCTAAATGTGCAACTGGCGACGGCGATCAAAAACCAGGGCTCGTTGTTTTACCGGTCGAATGTCGATTCCGGCTACGAGTTTATCGCCGAAGCCCAGGCCATGATGAACGAGCGCCAGCTGATGGACAACGGGCGGACCTTCATCCTTAACGACCGCGACCAGCTCCACTTTTCCAAGGACCTCGCCGCCCGGCAGACGCTCCAGGGCCGGCCCGACGAGACGTGGAAAAAGGGGCAGATCGGGGCCAATATTGCAGGATTCGACGTGTTCACCGGCTCTTATCTGCCAAACATCACCGGCGGGGCTGACCCGGCGGTGACCGTAACCGGCAACCAGACGTTTGCCCCGCAGGCCGGGACCGTCAACGCCACCACGTTGGTGGTTACCAATGTGGACTACCGTGAGGCATCGATTGTGGTCAACGATTCGTCTTTGCTGACGGTCGGCGACAAGATCACCATCGAGAACTCTGGGACCCCTGTATATGCCCTGGGCAAGGGGGACAAGACCAACACCGGGCAGCCGATGGTGTTTACCGTCATCGAGCTGACCGACTCGACCCATATCAAGGTCTATCCTAAGCCGATTGCCGCCGATGATGCAAATTTGTCAGTCATCGAGGCCGCATACGCCAACATCAATACGCAGATCCTCAACGCTGCCACCATCACCCGGCTCAACACCGACGCGACGAACAAGGTCAATTTGTTCTTCGATAAAATGGCGGTAGAGGTCATTGGGGGCACCGTCCCGGCGGGGTTGTTTTCGCAGTTCAACGCCGGCAAGGTCTTGACCGACACCATGTCGAACGGGCTTGCCGTCTATTTACTGTATGACGGCAACATCGCGACGATGAACTTCCGTTTTCGGCTGTTCACTTGGTTTGGAGTGACCATTGCTGATCCCAGCAACGCGGGGTGCGCAGTAACCTATTAACCTTCACGGGGGGCTTCGGCCCCCCTTACTTTAAGGAGCAAAATCATGTCCAGAATTTTACGACTTGGCGAGCTGTACCACCGCAACGACTCGGACGCCACCGATGACCTGAACACCACCAGCGCCGCCGACTCGCTGGCTATCCCGGTTACTCACGCCTATGTGGCCAAAACCACCGGAGGTGACGCCGAGGCGCTTACCTTGGCAAACGGTGTTCCTGGCCAGGTGCTGGTGATTGACCTGACCACGGACGGCGGCGGGGATGGTACCTTAACCCCAACCACGGCCACCGGTTGGGCGACCATCGTCTTTGCCGACGCGGGAGACAAGGCCATCCTGCTGTATGTCGATGATGTCATTGGGTGGATTATCTTAAGTCTTGTTGGTGTTGCCCAGCCGCCGGTATCCACCGTTTAACCATCTACCTTGATGCCGGGGGAAACCCCGGCACACTGAACAAAGGAGAATCACAATGGGTAAATGTACCACTCTTAACATAACCTCAGCAGCGGTGGCGGCATTGCTTAGCGTGACCGCCGGCACGGCTGCCGCATCCAAGGCTCTAGTCTTGGATGCAAATTTGGATGTCGGGTCGCTTCGGACCTTAACGTTTACCGGAACCGCAACATCAGTATCCGTAACCGCTGGCACCCAGGGTTATCCGGCCGTCTATGTGCGCGACGGATCGCTGAAAATCCACAAGCACACAGCGACCACAGACACATATTGTGCCGAGTTCAAGTTCAATTATCAGGGTCTGACGGCCCAATCGTTCGGACTGGACTGCACCTGTGAAATCGAGCCCGGCGGAGACACGCCAGCTAACCGAACGGCCGGAGGGCTTCGGGCTGTTCAAGGCGTTGCTCGTGTCGGCTCCGGTTTCACGATTACCGGCGGCGGAGATTCAGGCGTCTATGGCCAGTTCTGTAACAACGGGACAATCAACGGCACCGTTTACCCTTCAGCCGGGTACATGCTGATTGAGGACGGCGGCACTTGGACCGAAGTTGGCGTGCTTTCTGCGATGTGGCTTGACTCTCACCTGAACAAGACTATCAGTGCTGGTGCAAGCTACTTCCTGAATATTACCAATAACGGAACTAGCACACCGACAGCGTTTGACGCAGCTATTCATGTGTATGCAGGGAACGCAATCACCAACTTGCTGAAGATTGACACCGCTTCTGGTATGGTCTCCGCCAATACCGTGGGGGATGCCACCTTTGCCAATTGGAAGACGATCAAAATTGACCTCGACGGCACGCCACACTACTTGATTGCGGCCCAGGCTATCACTGGTTAAAAATCACTTTGGCGGATAGGGCCTATAGCCCGAAAAGTCGCACCCGGCGACCTTCCGCCATTTTTGCCGGGAATAACGGGTAAAAAATGAAATTGGATGTGGCAGAGAGATTAGCAGTGTTGGAATTGCTCCCCGTTACGGGGTCTTTTCTTAACCTAAAATTGGTCAGGGAAACGCGGGAAGAGCTTTCGTTCACCGAAGAAGAGGTTAAAAAACTTGGGTTCGTTACCGACCCCGCAACCAATACCGTGCGGTGGACCGGCGAACTGGAACGGGAATTTACCTTCGGCCCGTCAATAGTCGGGATGGTTGCCGACTCCCTCGCTGCTCGCGACAAAAAAGAATCACTGGAATTACGGCACCTGAGCATCTACCCAAAATTCATCCCGGGGGAAAAATAATGGCTATCGTTCTTTTCAAGAAAGGCACCGGGCAGCCGGTGAAAGTCAGCGAGTACGGATTCGAACACAGCGTGGAATCGGGCAACTATTTCCTGACCAAGGACGCCGCGGTCAACTATGGAAAACCGCCCGAGGTCGAGGTGGAGGTATCCAGCGACGAACCGCCCGAGGTCGAGGCCCATCACGCTACGTTCGGGCATCAGACGTCAAACTTTCCCCGCCCTGGCCGGCCCAGAAAGGACCATAGCAAGTGACCACCAAAGTCGATATCATCAACGGGGCCTATTCTGAGTTGCGGATATCCGGGCTTACCTCTTCGCCGACACCGGAAGACTTGGAGCTCGCCCTTGGTGCCCTGGAGAACATGGCCGCCGAGTTCGAGGCTAACAGTGTCGGCGTCGGGTATGCTTTCGAGCAAAATCCAGACCTCAACACGCCGCACAACATCGAGCGGCGCTACTGGTCCAGTTTCCAATTATGTTTGGCCGCCCGGCTGCTGGACAGTTTCGGGAAACAGCCATCCGCCACGTTGCTTGCCCGGGCGCAATCGGCATTTGCATTCCTGTCCACGCGGTCCGCGCCGCTTAAGCGAACTCTTCGCCCGTCCCGGCATCCAGTAGGGTCTAAGAATAGATTTGCCGGCGGCCAGCGCTTTTATGAAACGATGAACGAGGCCCCGCTTAGCAGCTACACCAATACGATGTACATCGGGGATATTGACGACTTCACCGAAGACTTCACCGCCTGGCTAAAGGACGGGGAGACCATCAGCTCTTACACGATCACGGCCAACACCGGGTTGACGATTGTCTCCGACTCGAACACCGACACAGCAGTAGCCTACCAAGTGAGCGCGGTTGGGACCAATGGTGAAGATTCTGACGCCCTGCTCCAGGTAAAAATCATTGTGACCTCTTCAGCGGCAAGGAAGATCACCAGGATCATAAACTTCAAGCTGAACACTGCCGAGATATGAAGATCAACCTCATCAGAGGGGATAAGGTAGACCCCAACGTGGATTACCTGGACGCGCTGCCGGTGAATATGTACGCCGTCAAGAAAGATATCCTGGGCGGCAACGGGTACATGATTTCCTACCCAGGGATCACGAGCTTTGGCACTGGTATCGGGGCGGATCGGGGCGGGGTATACAATGACCGGCAGAATAGACACCTTCGGATCTCCGGGGAAAAACTGATCAGTGTAAGAGCCGACGGAGTTGTCGTTGAGCTGGGAGACATCCCCGGTACGCGCCAAGCCGCATTGCCTTACAGCTTCAACACGCAGGCCATTATTGTTGACGGGAGCATGTACCTATACAGTGCCTCCACTGGCCTGGATAAAGTCACGGCGGCAGGGATCGGCACACCGATTGACGGCACCTGGATTGACGGATATTACTTTTTGACCGATGGTGAATACCTGTACCACACCGAACTCACCAACGAGGCAGCAATTAACGCCTTGAGCTTTGCGACGGCCGAGTTTATGCCTGATGTCTCTCTTGGTGTCGGGAAGACTCAGGACAATAAGGGCATTGTCTTTGGCCGATACACCACCGAGTATTTTGTCAATGTGGCCACCGAGAATTTTGCTTTTCAGCGAGTCGAAGAACGGGCCATAAAAATCGGTATTGTTGCAACTAACGCAAAGTGCGAAGTCGGGGGCGATTGGTATATCACCGGGGGCAGAAAAGAGGAAGCGGTTGGCGTTCATGTCATCGGGACTGGATCCGCGGAAAAGATATCAACGAGGGAAATTGACAAGATATTATCCGCATACCCTGAATCTGAGTTAAGTGACATGCGGATGGAGGGCAGGAAGGAAGACGGCACCACCTTTATAATTGTCCATCTACCGAATGAAACCCTGTGCTTTAACAGGGAGATAGCCAACACTTTTGGCGTAGACTTTGCCTGGTCCATCCTTCAATCTGGGGCTCAAGTCGCTATGGTTTACGGGGGGATAAATTGCGTCCACGATCCAAGAACCGGCAAGGAAATTGTTGGCGATCGGACCGGCGGGAATCTTGGCTATCTCGACAACACCACTTTCGCTCAATACGATGAAATACAGGAGTTTATCCTCTATTCGCCATTTGTAAGCCTTGAAGCCATGTCCGTCGATGAATTGAAAATTGAGACGATCCCCGGTAGAAATACGATTGATGACGCGAAGGTATTCATATCGGTCTCAAAGAACGGGGATATTTTCGGCAAAGAGTATTCAATGGCCTACGGGGACCCGCTGGACTACCAGGCTAAGTTTATACTCCGTCGTCTAGGGTATTTCAATTCGTTTGCCGGGTTCAAGTTCAGGGGCGCCACAAAATCCCGGATGGCGTTTGCCAATCTGGAAATAACAGCCACATGACAACCCAAACCGTTAAAGAGCAGCTGAAAGGCCTGCACCTTGGAATGGCTGAACTTGCGAAGCTGTCAGGGTGGCCGGCCGCTTTGTTATCCGACTACCTAAGTATTTCCTACAACTTTAAGTTTTTATCGGAAACGATTGACCGCCAAAGCCAAAACACCGTCCTAATTACAGCGGCCGACTCACCGTATTCAGTTACCGCCCTTGACAGGGTTATCTTTTGTGACACGGACGGTGGGGCCATTACGGTTTTGCTGCCGGCCGGCGCGGAAGGAAGGGAGTTGATCCTTAAAAATGTAGGAACGGCCTTGAACTATGTTACCCTTACCCCATCGGAGGCAGAAACGGTTCCGCTGACCACGTTATTCGATGGCGAAACCCTTGAAACCGTCTGGAATGCAACGGAGTTTTGGAAATGAGCCTGCTTAGACGGATATTCTTGCTGGATGTCATCGGCAACATCATCAACCCAGCGACTGAGGACAAGCAGGACACGATAATCTCCACCCTTCAAGCACGAAAATTTGCCGACACTGGCAACTCTACTACTACTCCCCTTGCCGCCGGGGCGACATTTACGGGGGACTGGATTGATACAGATGGATATGTCCAGGCCATTGCCGTGGTGATTACAAGCCACAATGCTGCCGCTGATGGATTAAGATTTGAACTCAGTGACGACGGGGTGAATGTCCTCCACGCCCATGTGTTTACACCCACGGCCAACGCTCCGAATGGGCATCATTACCCGTCCACGTTGGAATCCCAATATTTTCGGGTAAAATATACCAATGGAGGGACTCTCCAAACGACATTCGTGGTCTCTACGCACCTGCTGAAGTCTATGGCCGAGGAGGGCCATGTCCACCCCGTAAACTATGTCATTGATGATGACCACCCGGTGGCTATTACAAGGGCAATCCTCACAGGTAAAACCGCCGCCGGGGCTTATTCAAATGTGGCATTGACAAACGGCTCAAACCTGAAAGTTTCGCTAGAGGAATTAGAAGCCGCGATCAGCGTCAACAGTAATACTCAACTCAGGACGACGTTATTTGACACCACCGGAAATGAGCCGGCGATGATCGAACAAGGTGGAGCCTATGCGGTAGCCGTAAGCCAACGCCCGGTGGCAACATTTTCAGTGCAACTGAGCATAGAAAATCTTGGCGCATCAGCGGACTATATTTTGGTTGATCTATCCGACACGGTGAATTTTCCCCACACCTTGACCGGCCTTATCCAAGTGTCAAGCATCCACCTGGACCTCAACCCCGACACCGCCTTTCGCGGCGATATCCAATTAGGATACCTGAAAAACGTGGACGCCACGGACGGCGATTTTGTCCTCTTGAAAGAGTGGCACCAGGACCTTGCGGCTGACCCAACCCACAGCGGAGAGCATTTTTTCCCAAATGAGTTGATCTGCTCTGATGCTTATCACCTGGGGGCGGTGACGGCAAACGATGTAGCATTTCAGACTGACGTTGCCCTGACAAGTCCGGCCGGCACGTCGGTGTCAGGAACTGGAGATTTGGCATTGCGGGTAATCCGCATCGCTGGCAATATTGACATAGGTATAACCCTCCAATATAGGACCGAGACATGATACACACGATTTCTTTGTGCCCGACATGCTACCGTAAGATCGGAGCTTTTATCTTCAAGCGCGGGAAAGAGGCATGGATGAAAAAGACCTGCCCGGAACACGGCGATTTTGAATCGATGGTTGAGCGGTCGTGGAATCACTTTTCGGCTTTCTACCGATACGGGTCGAACGGACGGAACAACTCCATCATTGTGCACATCGAGAACAAGTGCAACATGAAGTGCTCGTGGTGCTATTACGGAGGAGACAAGATCCATGGCCTGCCCTTCCTGAACCAGCTTCTATATGAGCCATACCGAAAGATGCAGGCACAACCATTTGGCCTTATGTTTTCCGGCGGCGAGCCGACCAAAAACCCAGATTATCACGAAATAGTCGAAACGGCATTCTTGACCGGCTGGCGTCCGTCGACCATCACCAACATGATCAACCTTGCAGATGATGAGTTCTTCCAGAAGACTCTAAACCCGGCATGGGTGGACAATGCCGGAAATTATGCCTTTGCCTGCTCCATGCAACATCCCAAAAACTATTCTCCCGAGATCCTCGCCCAGAAGCTCCAAGCCCTGGAAAACATCAAGAGCAAGAATCTCATTGCCGGCTGCGCGATGTTCTCAATTCAAAGCCTTGATGAGTTGGGTTGGATTCATGATTTCTATGATGAATACAAGAAGCATTTCTCCATGCTCAGAATCCGCACCATGTTTAATAATTGGCGTCATGAAGGAGAGCAGGCCCTCTTTCAATCTGACCTCTACGAGGCCTTCATGGACGAATTCGGTGAGCAATACAGCCCGGTGCAGTGCTCGGAAATTGAGCAGTCTACCAGCTACGGGATGTACCTCCAGACCTGCGAAAGTCGGCATATTTCATTGATGAGTGCGCCGACTGTGGGGAATATCGATTACCACCTGGCTAGCAGGCCCGTTCTTATGCTCGGAAAAGACCTGCGGTGCTACCCGGTGCCAATCTGCCAGATAATCAACGAAGGGATCGAAAAAGGCTGGAAAGATGGTTTCCAGATAAGGGAGGTGGCGTAATGTGGGTAGCAGCGGCAGCAGTAGGCGGGGCTTTGGTAGGGGGGTATTTTTCAAGTAAAGCATCGGATAAAGCGGCAGATGCTTCCCGAGACGCGGCACAAACGGCGGCCGGGTCGCAGACTGAAGCATTGAACTACCTGAAAGAGGTTGAAGCAATTCCCCAGCAGTTCCGGCAAGAAGCTCTCACTAAACTTGGGGGTCTGGTAGGCCTCAAGGGGGGAGAAGGAAGCCAAGCCGAACTGATCAAGAGGGCGAAAGCATCCCCGTTGTATGCTGCCATCATGAGCGGCAAAAATGAGGGAGAAAACGCACTTTTGCGAACCGCTTCGGCAACCGGCGGCCTACGATCTGGGAATGTTCAGGGTGCCATGTATGAGTATAATTCAGACCTGCGAGCACAGGCTTTGCTTGAATCGTACAATCAGCAGCTTTCCGGGCTGCAAGGGCTTGCCCAGCTGCCCAGCAACGCAAACCAGATAGCCTCTACTATGACGGGGATAGGCGAGACTCAGGCCCAGGGAATCATTGCCGGTGGACAGATTCAACAGCAAAATTTACAGAACCAGGGAAATCGATGGGGTTCCGCACTGTCCACGGTAGTATCGCAGCTCGGCAAACAAGACGCGGCAGGGGGTGAAATATAATGGCAAATCCTTTTTACATCGAACCGGCTTCAGGGCTCCCAGGCTTCACGTCCCTGATGGAAGGAGTCGAATCGAGGGCCGAATACGAGCGCGGCAAATCAGTCGAGAAGGGCAAAATTAAGATTCGTCAAAAAGCGGCCGAGATGGCGAAAGCCGGGGACCATGACGGACTTTACGATCTTGCCATCAAAAACCCATGGTTTACCGATGAGATCAAAAAAGTTTCATCTTTCCACAATGAGGAACTAGAGGCCGACGCCATCGAAGCGGCCACCCGGGTCTTGTTTGGGGAATCACCCGGACAAGTGGGGATTGAGCACGCGGAAAAGGTGGCGCAAGCCGGCGGCGATCCAACAAACCAAATTGAACAGGTCAAAAAGGATCAGCTGGACCCTGAAGCGGCAAAAAAGCGAGCAGAACTTTTTCTGGCCATCCACGCCCCAGACAAATACAAGGCGCTGAAGGAAGCCCAGAAGATCGAGCAGCCAAAGACACAGGTGGTTGACGGGCAGCTGGTCACGATTACCCCAGAAGGTACGGCATCAGCATCTCCGATTGAAGGTTTGCTAGCCAAAGGGCCAACGTCTGATTACGAGCGGTGGAAGGAAAACCCGGAAGAGTTTGCACGTTTCAAGGCTGTTGACGATCAACCACAAAAAACAGAATACGCGCCAAGTGACCTTAAAAAAGCGATAGGCGAGAGGCAGGCGTATCTTGACCGAGGCCTTTCTCCGGATGACCCAATTATTAAGGCCTATGACAATAAGATTTCAGGCTCCGATGTTGACATTGAAAGCATGACTCAAGAAGAGGTTGACACCTGGGGCCAAATTGTCAATCTGACCGGAAAAATGCCTGCGCTTGGCCACGGAAAACAGGCCTCTAAAATCCGGATGCAAATTGCCAAAAGCGCCGCCAGAAATGCGCTTGACGCCGCGACTTTGATTCCTGGTGCTGACCCAAATAAAAGGCCGTCTGATGCAGCTTTGGAGGTTGTCGGGACGCAGACCGACACCAAGGCTATCGGCGGCGCTATCACCTTGTTGCAAAAGCAGGCCAGTTCTATGGGTAGCTTTGTCAGTAACATCGAGCAGCAGATTGATAAAGTCCACGCTCTGTCATCAGACCTCAAAACGTATGATACGCGACTGATGAACGTGCCTTTGCGGGCGATGCGAGGCAAAATACAGGGGAGCCCGTTGCAAGCAAAGTATGACATGTATCTGGCCGAAATTGAATCCGAGATAGGCAAGCTGGCTACCGGGTCAACGGCGTCAATTGCGGAGCTCTCTGCCACCGCGCAAAACAAGTGGGAAAAGATCCACGACAAGAATCTGAGCGTCAAGGACATGCTCTCCTTGTTAGATGAGACAAAAGCCGCCGCACGGATGAGGATGAAGAGCGTGGACGATGAATTGGAAAAGACGCGCCGGAAGATGAGATCAAGAGGGGTTGATCCATATTTGGGTGGAAACCCGGCTGCCGGAGCATCCCCCAAACTTTCTCCATCCGACAAGCAGGCCTTAGATTGGGCCAACAGCAACCCAGGTGATCCGAGGTCAGCAAAGATCAAAGCAAAACTTGGTGTGCAATAATGGCAGAATTTGACCCGGACGCATACTTGAGCGATCAGTCGCCTACTGCGGCTCCCCCTGAGTCGGGTGATTTTGACCCTGGTGCATATCTGGGGGAAGCTGTTAGCGAACAGCCCCCGGTTCCGACCCCAGTTCCGGCTGACTATTCCGGCCTCGTCGCCCAATATCACGCCGGCACTCTTGGGGATCGGCAGAAAGCCATTGTAGAAGAGCTGGCCAAGCGAGGGGAGTTATCCCTTGGGAAGCGATCAACGAGAGGCCAAACTCGACAGGAAGCAATGGCGGAACTTGCCGGTGACATCGGCCCGCTACAAGCCTTTATGATAGGGGCCGGGAGTGGGTTTTATAATGTCGGCCGGGGCCTCGGCATTGTCGACCAAGCCGACGAAACAGAAAAGGCCGCTATGGGTGCGCTCAAAGACGCCCGGCCTTACACCACAACCGCAGGAGAAATAACGGGTGAAGCTGCTCCTTTCTTGGTCCCTGGTGCTGCCGCGAGCAATATTGCATCTCTACCTTTGCGGGTACTTGCCTCTGGGGCTGTTGGGGCCACGGAAGGCGGAGTGTTGGAACGTGGGCAAGGCGGGCCGGGGGTGGCCGGCGCGGGCATGGGCGCGGGCATTTCCATGGGTGCTGAGGTTTTGTTCCCTGTGCTTGGTAAGCTGGGCCGTAAAATATTCCAGAAAGTGACCGGGGCCGCACCAAAAGGGCCCATGCTTAACGCGTCCGGCCGTCCGACAATCGAACTACAACAAGCTCTTGACCAGGCCGGAATGTCCTTTGATGACTTGTCAGATGATGCCGTCGAGTTGTTGTCGAGACAATCAGGGGCAAAGCCGGACCAGGCGGCAAGGGCCGCTCTTTTTGAATCTGAGGGGGTTCCGGCAACCAAAGGAGAAGTGTCAAAAAACTTTGAGCAACTTGCTACTGAAAATAGACTTTTGGAATCAGGGGCCGATACTTCCGCCGAACCGTTCAGGCAATTCAAGCTACGACAAAGCGAAGCCATTAAGAAAAAATTGCGGGACAACCTCGGGATCGACCCCGATATTGAGGAAACCGGGGGCTTGATCAAGGACTCTTTAACCGGGCAAAAGAAATTACTCAGGACACAAAAAAACGAGCTTTACCGGACAGCTTCGGAGAACGCGAAGGATATTGGCGGATTACCTTTGTTCACCGATGATTTGGCGGAATCTATACCTGATGCCGATCTTTTTGAGGACTTGGCTATCACGGCGCCGGGGGCCATGGAGTCGCTGGACAAGATCCTGACAAAGTACGGGCTTAAAGAACCAACTGAAGACGCGGTAAAAAAAGGCTTCACCCCTACGCAGTTATCTATCGACAATTTCGAGCGCTTCCGGAAAACCCTGAACGCTATCAGCAGGGGGGACCAGACTGGGGCTTCAGATGTTGCGATTGGCCCCATTAAGGAGGCACTCGACAGAGAAGTTCTTGAGCTGGGAGAAACGCTTCAGGAGCAAGGGGTGTCTGAAAATATTGTCAAACCACTGCTTCAAGCGAGAGATACCGTCCGCAAAATAAAGACAGAATTCAGCCCACAATCTTTCATCGGCAAAATTGTTGATGTGAAAAAAGATGGGGTGACGCCAATCATAGAGGCGAGCAAGGTTTACAGTAAACTGGTCGGGAAGGCTTCACCTATCGAAGATACCAGAAAGTTGATGAGATCTTTGACGAGTTCTCCGGATGGGGGAAAGGCGGTTGCCTCCCTCCAGGCAACAACATTAATGGATCTAATAGACTCTGGTTTCGGCACAGAATCACGGCAGATAAGCGGGGTGAAGATTTTCAACCCGACAGCATTTAAACGGCGAATTAAAAATATTGGAGAACCGAAATTGAAAGAGATCTTTGCCGGCAATCCAGAGGCATTGAAAAGCATAAAAAATATTGATAAAATTTCTTCGGCGCTTATCCCTCCATCTGGCGCAGTCCCAAAAGGGTCTGCCAGTGTTATTCTTGATTTGGCCAACAAATTGGGCCTTGCCACCATATCGTCAAAGGTCCCAGGGGGGGCAATATTGATGGGAGCTCTTACTAAGATGGCCGAACCGGTAAAAACCGGGGCCGCAATAAGGACCGCTCTTAAGTCAGAACCTGAGCAAGTCATGATTGAACAGCTTCGCAGTCAGTTTCCCGGAATAGCATCGTCAATAGGCATTGCATCAATCACCAACGAGGAAAATCAATGAAACGAATCATCGCCCTACTATTTTGCATCATTTTTGCCACGCAGGCCCAGGCCTACAACGTCGTCAAGAACAACGCCTTATACTTTCCAAATCCGAGCAAAAGCGGGGCTCTTGGCTCTGGCACCATGTATGTCGGCAACCCAGACACGGACCCGACAGTGGTAGCCAACCGGAAAACGATCTATGTCAAGGACGAAACCGGAACGGTGACGGCAGTATCTCAGCCCCTTACTTTGGGAGCTGGGGGGGTCCCCCTTTACAACGGCGACCCGGTAACGGTTTTGACCGATGGGGATTATTCACTGATGATTTTGAACTCCCTGGGGGCGCAGGTCTATTATGTGCCGTCTGATCTTAGCGGCCCTGGGGAAGTCCTCAACGTTAAAACTATTGCCGACCTGCGAGGGCATACGCCACTAAGTGGACAGGTTGCCCAGGTCCAAGGGTATTACACGTTTGGCGACAACAACGGCGGTCCATTGCGGACCGGGGTTACAGGCGCGGCACCAGGCACTTATGTGGACAATGGCGGATCAATCATCGTGCCTACTGGCGGAGATGGGTCCGAGGCGTGGGTCTGGGATTACAAGGGGCCGGTCAACGTCAAGTGGTATGGGGTCAAAAGCGATGGCGTTACCGATGCCTACGCCACCCTGGTCGCCATGGAGGTGCTGCACCGCAATATCTATTTCCCGGCCGGCGCGTACCGCCTCGAAACCTTGTGGACCACCAGCGCCGCCGAGGCATATTCTGTAACTATCGAAGGCGACGGGCCAGTTGCCACAACGATTTTCACCTATGGAAACTCAGGCATCAAGCTCCAGTCGGCCGGATCGGTTGTCAAAAACCTGTCCGTGGTGGATGCGAAATCCTACGCAGTTTTGCCCACGGCGCATCCTACGGCAGCCGTACCGGTATCTGGCTCTATTACCGCGAGTACGGTGGGGATATCGGCCGCTGGCAACTTCGAGAAATTTGAGAATGTGTTCGTCTACGGCTTCGACATCGGGGCAGAGCACGCGGACAACTCGAAATACTACAGCACGTTCGACCGTATTAGGTCTATGTTCAACAACATCGATTTTAGAGGGTCTGATAACTTTTCGCGTAGTTACAATTGCTGGTACTCAAACGCCTTCCAGAAAAATGTCGATATCACTGCTGGGAGTCATACCTTCTACTCATGTAATACCGAGACCAATACCCTGTTTGATGGGGACTTGGCCAACTACCCCAACGGGGGCGTATTTGTCGCGGCCACTGCCGGCGAGGTCACATTTAATGACCACTATACCGAGGATGTAAACTGGTATATCCTTGGCTCAAAGTTTAAGTATTTGAACCCCCACCAGACAACGGTGATGGTGGGGGCTGCGCCATTTTACGCGGAAACTCATTTCGGCCAGCAATCCGCCAACCTGGTAATGCCTCCCCATAAGTCTTATTGGACAAGGGGGTCTGGGGTGACATCTGTGCAGACGGAAAAATCACGACTCGACGGTCGGCGTTATACTACCGTGACGGTCGGGGGAGCGGGCGGGACCTCGAAGACGTTCGCATCTCCCTTTGACGGTCGAATCAGGGGTTGGAATCCTGAACATGACGCGAACAACTCATATCAGACTTACGTGAGCTGCTGGATAAAATTCACCTCTGCCGGATGGGATGATGCAAATTTTTATATGATCCCGCAGGCGCAAGAGTACGACGGGGGCCTGTTCTTCACCGAGACGGCGGGCAGAACAAACTTGCCGATCGATACGACCAACACGAGCACCTGGCAGCATGTTTCTTTTCTCGCTCCTGTACGATATACCTTTACCTCCAACCCTGCCGAAAACCTCCAATCGATCCGGCTGTATATGAACTTGGGGGACACGGCCGCTGATTGGTCGGCAAGTCCTAGGGAGATATTGATCTCTGAGCCTGAAATCAGGGTCTATACCTCTGGTGGTGGCGAACTGATGGAACCAAACGATGCTTCAGAATGGCGGATGAACATTGCCGACGATGCGGCAATCTCATTTTTCCCATATCAGGAACAAGGGTTAATGTCCTTGGTCGTGGATGGAGCGCCGACCAACAGCGGCCTGTTCTACTATCGGGTGGCGGCGGCCGGGGCCAACGTCACGCTGTATAGTGCCACCTCGAACCTCAACGCGACCACCGGCGTCCTCGCTGGCACAACCGGGACCGACGCCAAGGTTACGGTCAGCGCCCACACCAACGGCGCCATCTACGTGGAAAACCGGTCTGGTGGGCTCAAGGCCTTCTTGCTCAAGGAAGTAACCGGCATGTTGCCAAATTAGCCCCGGCCTGAACCGGAAAGGAACTTTTATGGCACCTTACACCCTCACCGGCGCTCAAGACTGGCCCATGCTGGTCGGAATGCTCAAAACTATGTCCTGGATTTTTGGAGCCCTGCTTGCAACCATTATGGCCCTGATCGTGGCACAATGGACCGACCTAAGGCGGCAATACTCCACACACAAGTCGGAAGAAGATGACAACTGTTCAGGGTGCCATGAGACGATAAACCGCGAACTTGATGCCGTGTGGGATACTTTAGAGTCCTGCTGTCCAAGAGGATCAGCGAGGCCGGTACGGTGCAGACGGAAAGCGGACAAGACATAGAATACAAGTGCTCGACTTGCGTGAGGGCTAAGGGGTGCTGGATGACCGGGGCTCTTTACCGGTGGTGCCTTGGCCACTACTATTTGGAGAAGAAGAAATGAACGATGATCTGTTGTGGCTGGTGGTCAATGCATACCACGAGTCACAGGGGGAAACCAGGGAAGGGCGGATAGCCGTATGCCATGTCGTGCTGAATCGATGCCGGCAAACTGGCAAAAGCGCCAAGGAGGTCATTTTAAAGCCTAAGCAGTTCTCGTGGGCCAACGGAGGGGCAAGGCCTGCAATAAAGGATTATGACGCCCTGGAGGCCTGTTTTGGTGCCGCGCAAGAGTGCTTGTTGCAAAGGGCGGCGGGGGATGACTTCGGCGGGGCAAATCACTACTTTGCGACGTCAGGACCTAACAAAATCACACCCCCGTCTTGGTCTAAGAAAATGGAAGTGGTCGCCACGATTGGCCACCATACTTTTTACAAGGGGTGACCCAAGGATGGAACGAATATTCTACCAAAAAGGGTACAAGTACCTACTGACCAGGAGATACACGGTAAAACTCGGCTTTAAGTCGCCCTATCCGTTCTCGACAAGGTGGTTCTCTTTTGCCTCAGACGGGACACTGACCATCAACAGCGGGTATGCTTGGGATGGACCAAGCGGCCCTTGCCCTGATTTCCGGTGGCTGATGCGCCCGTCCTTGGTTCATGACACGTTGTACCAGGCAATCAGGATGGGACTACTGCCGCCGTCGTTTCGCCGGCTTGCCGATGCAAAA